CGCTCTTCCGATCTAGTTAATAGATCTTTATAATCTACTTGAGGTATGGAACCTTCTGGATTACTCGCTGTTTTTCCAGCTTCATGACCTCCTAAAAGACCACTAGCAAATCCGTATCTAGAAAATACTTTTAATTTAATATCGTCTGATTGAGATTTTAATTTACTTATGTAAGATTCTCCTATTCCAAAAGAATCGTCATCCGTAATTTTCATATCGGCCAAATCTCCGATTATATCTTTAAATACTCCCTCTTGAAATAATTTTTTTAGAAAATCTCTATTGGCGCCATCAGCAAGAGAAATTGAAGTTACCCCGCTACTTTTTACTCCTCCATCATCTGCGGTAGAAAAATTTCCAGAAGCTTTATTAAGAGAAAATAATTCTAAAGTTTTTAAAGTTAATTCTATATTTGAATTATACTGTAATGCGCTTTTTACTTGATTTGCTTTAGTTTCTTCTGAAGTTACCTCAGGTTCTACTTTTTTAAAATTAATTTGATCGTGATATTTTAATTCGTTTACATGCTGTTGATATTCTATACTTTCTGGAGGAGCGGATCCATTTAAAAAATTTACAGAAGATATGGGTGCTACGTCATTTGTAGATATATTTAAACTAATGATACACTGTCCTTTTTTAATATGTAATCTATTAGAATAGGTATTATTTCCTGAAGAATAAATTTTTTCTAAAGAACAATACGGAATATCAACGGTTATCTCGCGAGATATAGTAATTAATGGAGCTATTGTAATTGGATACTTGTTGTCTTGACCTTTAGAAGCTTCCAATTTTAATTCGTCTACAATAAATTGAGATCCTATATTTGTACTTCTTGCGTTTAAAAAATCATATATAACCTGAAGTATAGTTCTTCCCTGATTAAAGTTAGGACCAAAATTACGTTTAATAAATGGAATTGATTCACTTAAATATTGTGAAGAGACTCCACAATCATTTACTTCTTCTATATAAGAATACTCTTCAGTACTAGGAACATCTTTATAAACAAAATAATGATCGTTTCCTTGTCTTGTCATAATTATATCAAGAATATATTGCGTTGTGCTATTTATAATATTCTCTCCTTCTTTACTCGGTAAAGGTTGACCATTTGCGTTTAATATAGTTACTTCATTTCCTGGACCTTCTTTATCAGTGATAGAGACTTGTATATAAAAATTTGCAGATCCAGACTCTTGCATATTGATAACGTCTCCCTCACGTATAAATTTTAAGATTTTGTCTGTAGTCGTATGAATAGGTTGCGGGTGAGATATAATATCTGCTTTAGCCTTGTTTCCTTGATGGGTATTATACCAAAATCTCGCAACTGGAGTACCTGAGGTGCTTCTTCCGGATTCTACTCCTTCTACTATTCTGGCATCTAAAAGAGAATAAATTAAAGAACCACTTTTTAATGTAGCATTCATTTGAGGAGCTACATAATCTACAATAGTTGGATCGTAAGTAACACGTGTACTTTTTAAATAGACGTCTGCATCAGATAATACAGCTTTAATATTACCTATAGTATATAAATTTCCATAGGCATCTCCATTTTGTTTAAGCGTGTATATTTGATTTTTATTTCCTAAAGAATCTGGATAATATTGTTCTATCTGATTATTACTGCCGTTTAATTGATCTTGCCAAGTTTGATGACCTTGAGCAGCCGCATCATTTTCGTCTTTTAATTTTTTGGTCGCTTCATCAGATATTTTTTGCAAATCTGCATTGGCCTTATCCGCTTTTGCTTTCGCTTGTATATCGTCTAATTTTCCTACGTATTCTTTTAATTGTTCTTTTGCTACTTCTGGAAGTTCTGAATAATTGTTTATTCTCGTAGATTCTCCAATAGTTCCCAATCCTATTACTTTAATAGAGCAATCGTAACCGCCTTCTTGATTAAAATTAAAATCAAAATTGGTAACCAATCCTAACATAGCGTCATAATTCCCTTCAGACTGTCTTACGTTCTGAGATATTTGCATGTTAATTGATTCTTTTGTTTGACCTTCGGCAAATGGATCGATTGAATATAGTTCTGAATATTCGTAAGTAGGAGTATTTTTAATTGTGTCGTATTTAGCAAATACAGTATTTCCCCATTCTACTAACATACTATATCCAAGTTTAAAATACAATGCGTCCATAATATCCAATTGCATTTTATCCCAAACTTTAAAATTTACATGCGCCATTCTAACAGAACCCAATCTACCTTGAGTTTCTATTTTAACATCAGTAATGCCTGGCATTGGTCTATACCCGTATTGAGTTATTTCAGGTGCTCCTAATATGCCATAAGCTCCGTCGTTATCTAATCCTGATCTTAAAGAATAAGCAGGCATGGAAGCTCCATGATTATTAGTAGCATAAGATCCTAAGTACTTAGAAGTGCCTCCGTAAAGAATATAATTTTTTGCTAAATAAGTTGTGTCTTTTAATGTAGGAGCTAACTCTGAATCTATTTGATTTTTAAAATAGCTTAAATCTTTTTCTGTAATATTCACAGAAGAAACAACTCTAATCCAAGCGGTTTTATTTGCAAGATATATTAAATTCTGATCGTCTCTTTTGGCTTCTATTGAATTTAAACTATATCTTGTACGAAGTTGACTTTTCAACCAACCTGGCATAGCAGCACCTATTATATTGGATATTTTATTGTCTAAAGGCATTTATCGTACTGCGTTTATTTGTTTATAACTATTTATAATTGGTAATATATTCTTTGGCAATCTTAATTGAGTTCCTGGAATTGGGAATAAAGAATCTCCCGGTAGAGCGTTTGCTGAAGCTATTATCCACCAAAAATCCGCATCTCCGTAATAAGTTTGAGACAATATATCTAATCTGTCTCCTAAAGTAGTTACAATATAGTTATCATTATCAGAAACAGGAATATCTGGATAAATGCTATTAACGTACATCATGCTTCCGGTGGCGGAAGCTTTTTCAATGGTAATATTTTGGTATCTATTGTACATTATTTAAAATTATTGTCCAGTAATATTAGGTAATTTATCAGCTGAAATTGTTTGTGGTATATTAACTTTAAGTTCGGGTACTTCTCGTCTTACGATTTCTCCTGGCTTTAAATGTTTTTTGCGAGTAGAAGTCGCTATCGCTTCTTGTAAACCAGTATTATTCTTTTCTAATTTTATTTGGTCACCTGTTTTAGATGGATTATCTACTTTACTATCTGCAGATCCTTTATCATTAGACGCTTTAGTATCTGTTGAAGGTTGTACTGCAGGTCTTACTCTTTCTGATACATTGATAAGAGAATTGTTTTTATTTCCTCTCCATCCTATGATAGGCATTCCAGTAATAATCTTATCTTCTCCAATATTTGATCTTTGAGGAAGTTCATCAAAAATAGGTTTAAAGTCTACATCTACGTTTATTATTTTAGGAAGCTGATAAGTGTCTTCGGAATTATTTACATTAGTTTCCCACGTAGTACCTTCATCTACGGTAAGATTAATACTTCCTATAAATCCTGGCATTCTGTATATATAATCACCTATTGTAAGTTTTACTATAGGCGCGCGCATTACTGAATTTAAAGGGGAATAATCAGGATATACTTGAGAAACTAAATAGTTTAATTTATTATACAAAGGTATCATTTCTTTTTTAGAGAATGCAACTATTTTAAAACCAAAACCTATAGATCTATTAAATCCTTGATATGTGTGAAAAGTTTCACCTCTACCCATATATTTGAAAGAACTTAATTCAGCTGAATGATTATCACTAATACCTTTTGTTAAGAATGCTCTAAACATTAATTGTACAGATTGTCCAGGTACGTCGTTACTCATGCATTCAAATCCAAATTTTATAATATCATCTTGCTCAGATCCTTTTTTAATACCTTCGAATGGATTCTCTCCTTGACTCATTAACTGAAGATCACTAACATTTGAGTTCATTTTATCTACTGACCCATTTGTATAAAATCTATAATCTACTGAATCTTCTTTACTCCAAATTCTACTTCCAATAGGAGCTCCCGTTACGCTTCTAAAGTCTCCTATTTCGTTATAAACTCTACTTCCGAAAGAGTTATTAACTGCTAAACTATACGCAGAATGCGCTTCAGCTGATCTTATTTGTTCGTAAGTCATTGTAAGCACATTAGGAAATAACGTTTGTGTACTTGGATATTGTGTTAAGTTATAGGCATCAGAACTATTTACAGCTCTTTTTATTACAGTATTTCCTATTCCGTAAGTAGATCCAGGTCCTCCAGGATAGTCGAATAAAATTAAATTTCTTGAAGATATTCCTAAACTCAGCGCGTTATCTGAAAGATCCACGGTAGAATTGCCTTGAAATCCAGAGTGCAATTTGCTATCTTGTAACATCAACAATCTATTGATATAAGTCTGATCTTCTTGATGATGATATATTTGTTGTCCAACTATATCAGTATAGTATTGTGCGTTTACGTCTAACGCTTTATTACTTCCGTTGTAAGGAATATGTAGTCCTGTACCAGAAGCTAGTATTTGAGCAACTAAACTTAAACCGCCATTGTAGTATTGATTATTTGCGCCAGTTGAAACGTACTGTGGTATTCCTGCACCCAATACTCCTGCTAACGATTGTAAAGCATTTAACGCAGCTGAAGGTGTACCGGTTTCCATTAAAGGGTTTGCCGCTACTAAATCAGCTTGTTTTTGTAAAAATAAAGGACCTCTAGGAGCGTCTTGTAAAAAACTTTTTATTCTATCTTTATCTATCTGAGAACTTAATGTATAGTTAGTAGTTCTAGTTGTAGATACTAATCCACCACCTCTTAAAGGATAATCTAAACTAGTATTATTATTTACCCAAAAATCCGTAGCTAAAGGACTGGCATTATCGTCAGGTATAGGAAAAGTTTTATAAGGTTGACCCGAATTTCCACCGCCTATCTGATCCATTCCGAATCTAAGATCCTTTAAATTTGTTTTTAAATCTACTAATTTTGGCATTGATAATTTTTTATTGATTTCCGATAACGCCAGATTGATTATCTATTTTTCCTCCATGATCTCTATCGTAAATAATAGTTTGATGTTTTCCATTAATTGGATCCATTTTATTTACGACTTGCAAATTTACTGCTGCTTTACCATTTCCGCCTGTATTTGTAGTTCCAGCACCATTTGGTATATTTGAATTAACAGGATTGATTCCTCCTGGAATGTTTGATGAATTAAGTGAGCTTCCTCCTCCTTCTCCACCGCCACCCATACCACTAGTTAATAAACTTGCACCAAGCATTGAAGCTACAGCTGCACCTACTGCTAATGCACCAGGTCCTAAATACCAAGATCCAGCCATTACTTCTGCTTCGGCTCCTACAATTTCTTCTGCGTCTAACATGCCTTGATTAGCAGCCGCTTTTTGTAATTGTACGTTTTGTGCTATTTGTGTTTCTAATAATTGTATTTGAGTTTGTGCGCGTTGTTGATCTAACATTTTTAATCTAATGCTATATCCTACAATCGCTCCTATAATTCCAGCAACTACTTTAACTACAGCTTTAACGTTGTCCATATTCGATAAGAACTCCATTACTTTATTAACGATGTCAGTTAAGCCTTGAGTCATTCTTCCTATTTCGTCAGCCATTTTTTCTTGAAGAGCGGCTTGTTCTTCTTGAACTGATGCTCTTTTAGCATCTTCTGCCGCTTGTTCTCCCATGATTTTTGAGATGTCCTCAAACTTCATTCCTTTTTTAACTAAGGCTTGATATTGATCCTCTTGAGATGCAGATGCTAATTCTCCTAATACATTTTGTTTTTGTTGATTTCTATATATTTCGTCCATCTGATCTTTAGAAAGTCCTAGGGCTTCTGCAAAAGATTGTTGTTGAAGAACGTTCATTTTATTGTACTCGCTAAAACTCATCATTTTACTATTCAACTCTTTCATTAAACCATCCGTATCGTGATTTAATGCAAGTTCTCTAGCTTTTGATAAGTTTAGATCTTTACCTGTTAATAATTGAGCTTCAAATTCCTTAGAAATACTTGATTCGAAATCTAACATAGAATCTCCTGCTTTAGCTATAGTATCTAAAGTAGTACCCATCTTTTTAGCTTGAATAACAGATTTTGTTAATGCGGCTAAATTACCATTAAAATTATTAAATATTGTAGCAGAAGTTTTAGATACTGCTTCCAATACTTGTTTTTCGCTCATGCTTATTTTCAAGCGAGCAGATTCTGCTTTTCCTATTCCTACTACTTTCGCGTAAGTTCCTGAAAGCGTACTTCCGGTTTTTGCTGCAAATACTTGCAACATTTCCATGCTTTCCGCGCTGGCTCCAATTCTTCTTTGAAGCTGAGTAGAAGTAAGAGCAAATTCTTCAGTAGCAGGTGCAAGAATTCCCATTTGATCGGTCATTCTTGTATATTCTTCTGCTAATTGTTTAGCAGTAACAAACGCTTTTCCCTGAGAAGTTGCGATGTGTTGAAAATTATTTAATAATTGAGTTCCTTGAGTTACGCTTACGCCCAAAGCTTTTGCGACTTCAAATTGTTTACTTTGATAGGCCGTTGCGAGACTTATAAGCTTTTTAGTAATGTCATATAATCCCTTTAATATTGTTAAAGGATCTGTTAATGCTGCGCCTAAAGAAGCAAAAGATGCTTTCAATCCTACTCCCAAAACTTGCCATCTGCTCTTGTTCTCTTCGGCAGCTTTTCTCATCTTTGCATTAATTTCATCCATCTTAAGAAAAGATCCAATTCCAAATTTATCCATTGCAGCTCCAAGAGCTTTTACTGCATTACCGCTTATACCTAATTGTTGGGTAATTTGTTTTTCTTTTATAAGTCTTGCAGAAAGAGAAGCACTAATTTTCTTAAAATAGTTATCTTCGTCTGCTAAAGCAGAAGTTAGTTCGTTATAATAATCTAATTCTTTACCTTGTAATCCTTCTGTTACATGTTTAATAGCTAATTCATTTCTTGCTTCAATTAAACTTTGTACATTTTTTTTAAGCTTTTCTTGCATGTTTTTCAACTCTCTTTCTGAAAGTTGAGTTATATCATTTTGATCAGCTCTTAAATCGTCAGATAAACTAATGATTGATTTGAATGCTTTGTCTATATTTTTTGTAGCGCGCTCAGTTTGCGATATGTCTTTCCATGCCTCTTTTAATTCTGAGCCTATATCTTTTATCGATCTATTTACTTCGTTGAATTCAGTTCTCCAATCTCTAAGAAGCTGCTTAATATTAGAAGCGTTCTTTTCTACGTCTTTAAAAGCCTTAAGATCAAAATCCTTGCCGAGCTCTGATTTGAGCCTTTCTAATTCTTGAAGATCTTTCCTTAACTGACCGGGATTTTTATTACTATTAGGATCCGCCATTAAATACGCATTTTATATAAATATCAAAGAAGATTACTTTTTACGCGATTTTACCTTTGATACAAAGTTGGGCACGTTTACGTTTTGATTAGGTATGTCTTTAAAAGATCTTGGATCGGATTTAGACGTAATAGTATTCTTACCATTGGCTTTTTCGATCTCGTCCCTTTCTTTATCGTAAAATTCCTTTATTTTATTGTAGGTGAACTTTCTAAGCCAAATAGGCATTTCGTAAATAGTATCCCACGTATATCCTCCTTTGCCATGGAATACTATTTCGTGAATCTCACTAAATACAAAAGATCTATGATTAGGAGTTAGGGTAAAAAAATGAAAAGCCCATAGGTATTTCTACACCCTCCTCTGTGTAACCATCGGATCCTGTAAAAGTAAATGTCATATTCAAATCAGGAGATATATGTTTCATATAATCTCTCAAAGCTTTTGCATCTGCCGCCATTAGTCCGTCTTCTACGAATGTTCTAATAGCCTTAGGATCTCTGTCTCCGTTTACGGCTACAATTACGTGACGTAATCTTGTAGTGATTTGACTAGATATATTAATTTTTTTGTTACTATTCAATTCTGATTCGATATTCTTTTCGATCAAATTAGTAGCCAATTTAAAAGTAACTTCGTTATTTGTGTTTGGAAGAGTAAATGTAAACTCGTTCTTATTCTGGAATAATGAATAGTCTACTTCTTTATTTTCTATCTTTGATAGATCGATAACGAATGGCTCTTCTTCTCCTGTGTTTTTGTTCAAGAAACTAACCTTGTAATCTTTACCGTAACCTAAGATTCTTGCTGCAACTAATAAAGCGTTCTTGTCTCCGATTGTTAAGTCATCGTAATTAATTTTAGATACGATCAGGGACTGCAGAAGCTTATCAAAAACAAGACCAGACTTAACTAGGTTCATGTTTGTTAAGATGTCTTCGTGCTTAGCCGTCATGTACTTTAATTCTACTTGGCCTGAAGATAATGGATTTTCTTTAGGGTATACTAGACCCTTTGATGGAAGTTCAATGATTTCCGTTGGAAATTTAAAATCTGACATAAATTGTTTATTTTAATATAAATATACAAATACAATTTTTTCTGACATAAAAAAAGACCGCGGTGTTGCGGCCTTTCTTTTTATTAGTTTTAAGTTCAGTAAATTAATTAATAATTCAGATCAGTAGTTTAATTCACAGTAATCCATTCCCAATGATAAAGTTAACATTGTAGGATCAGCAGTAGCCCAATCGTAAGAACCGAATCCTGATTCTTTGATGAAAGCTCCTTTGATAACCCACTCAGAAACTACGTCTCCAACTGGACCCAAAATAGCTAAGCTACAATCTTTTTTGTAGAAGTCAGAGTAACCATCACGTCCTGTTACAGACTCGTGGTGTAATCTCACCCATTCCATTACGGCTTGTTGACCTGATGGAGAAATTGGGCTATACAACTCTAAAGAGATGTCTTTCCACTCTGCTTTACCTTTTAACTTACGGTAAACGTTGATATGCTCGATTTTAATCTCGTTTAAAGTAACACCTGGAGCGTCTGCTTTCTTGATTAAGTACGAAGGAATACCGTCTATATAGAATACAAAGCGATTCTGAACCATTGGTTCAAAGCTTGTAAACATTATCTCATTTGGATCTAAAATTGGCATTTGTTCTTATTTTATATAAATATCTGTGATCTTATTATTTAGAACCTTTTAAAGCAGTAGGTTTAACTAACTTCTTGATTAACTTTGTGTCAGCCTTAACGTCGTCGTGTTTTTCTGCTTCTTTGATTTTGTGCTTGCGCTCTTCCATCTTCTTTTTCTCTTCCATCTTGCGCTTACGCTCTTGTTGCATACCGCTTGTTGTTCCACCAGTCGCTCCACCTGCTTTTTGAGCAATTTTAGCTACAGTTTGTTTAGGTAATTTTGCAACAGCTTGTGCTAATTCTTGATCTGTATTTGTACCTTCTTTAACGCTTTTCTTGCCTACTATAAAATCTCTTAATTTTTTAGCTGCGTTTTTAATATCTTGAGCGTGTGCTGCAATAACTCCAGTAGCTACTAAAGTTCCTACTCCAGCTAATGAAACTATCGCTGTACCTAAATCAACTAATTGTTGACCTGGATCTCCTGAAGTACTCATGTTTTTAAGAGCTGGTATTAAATCTGCAGCCCATTTACCAATATCATACATTGCTGGGTCTCCGATATACTCGTCTAATGTGATAGTAACTTTTTGATCTTCGTTTTCTTTGATCTTACGCTTTCTCTCTTGCATTCTGTGCGTATCTTTAGAAATCTCTCTATTTGGAGTTAGAGTACGAAATTTTTCAATCTCAGTAGCTTCTTTCATTTTCTTTTTGTTTTCGCCTAAAGATTTCTTAGCGCTTACTTTGTTTACGTAAGCATCATCTTTAACGAATGCTTTTCCTTTATGAGCTCCACCGCCTTTTTTAGGTTCTTTATCTGTGTGCTTAGCAGTTGGTTTTGCAACTTTAGCTTTTTTGCTATAGTCGTCTTCTTTAGCAAATTTATTGCCTTTGTGACCAGCTTTGTGTTCTTTATCTCCTGCTTCTAACAATGCCTTTTTAAGTGCTGATTCGTATAAAGCTTTAGGAACTCTGATTCTAACTAATGTACTATTTTTCATTATAGCGATTTATTATATTTTTAATTATTGAGCGAATGTTGCGCCAGTTGGTAAGATGTTGAAGTCTAATTGAATAAACTCAGCTACTCTTGTTGGCTGTAAGTAAATGCTACCTACTAAGATATTTCTATCAATTTGATCAGGAGTGTTATTTGAACTATCCATGATTACTTGGAAAGCATACAAACCTTGTCTTTGTTGTACTGACTCTAAGTAAGGGTTAACTTGGTTTAAGAATTTATTCCAAGTAACTTGAGTATTAGGTTCGAATACCAAAGTTTGACCAATTTGTTTGATATATCTTTTCAATGAGATTAACAATCTTCTAACATTAACTCTATCCAATGCAGTTGCTTTCGCTTGCAATGTCTTTTGACCATAGATAACTGTACCAACTCCTGTAAAGGTTGCGATTGGGTTAACTTTCGCAGCGTACAAGTTATTTCTATCTGTGATAGATAATTTTCTTTCAGGTTGTAAAGCAGTTGATAAACCACCTCTATTTAAACCTGCTGGTGCCCACCATTCTGCAGCAATTTTATCGTTATATTCGTATACTGCTGGTACTAAAACTGAAGGTGGAATAAAGTTCATTCTTCCTGTTTCAGAAGATTTGATTTGAATCCAAGGCCAGTAAGTAGCTCCATAAGAGTTATCGAAGCTTGTAGCTGCACTAGTTACAGTAGATAATTGTTGGTTATATCCAACTAAGTCTACTACTGAAATACTATCGCCTCTATTGCTAGATAAGTTTAATAAGCTAGTAATTTCAGAAGGCGCATTTTGGTTAGTTAAACCTGGCGCGTATATAATATTGAAATCGTACTGATCTTGGTTAGCTAATAAACTAATAGCTGTATCGTAATCAGGTCCATAAACTCCTTGAATGTTAGTTGTTGGAGTTGTATAAACAGATGTATTTGTTGGTATGTTTTCAAACATGTTCAACGGAGCTAAACCATAAGATCCCCAGAAAGCGCCTTGAGCACCACCGAATCCACCGTTATAAGATCCTGAACCATATTGAGGTAAAGAAGCTGTATATTGGTTTTGAGGTCTACCGGTTTGATCGAAGTAGTTAGGAGTTGAGTTAACAGCAGAAACGTATACATACTTAGACTTGTTAGCGTAGCTACCAGCGTTTTGTAAATAGTAACCACCTGTACTTGCGTCCTGAGTCAACGTTTGATACTGATCACCGATTACGTAAGAGATAAAGTTAGTTTGGTTTGGATCTAAAGATAGATTTGACCAGCTTTCTAATACGTTCTTATTGTTCTCGTAATCATCACCGCGTCTGATATTCAATGTAAATGTACCAGATCCAGTGTTGTATCCAACGATCTCCCATCTAACGTTAGCAGCAGATCCTGAAATCAAAGATCCTTGGAATACTGAAGCTCCAGAGATCGCGTTGTTCATGATTGTACCAACCGAAAGGGTATTCAAAGTAAATGCTGTTGAATTGGTACCTCCAGTAAAATACTGTGTAGTAGATCCTGATGTGTAGTAGTATGAATTTGCTAAAACTCCTTGCGAAATAGTGCCTAAAACAAAATTAGATCCTGCTCCAATTGAAGCAGTTACAGTTGTTGTGGCTTTAACAGAATTAATT